TAGGTGCTTTAACTTTTCCATTAATTACTAAATCAGCACCATTAAAAGATAATTTATCTTTAAGCGAAAATTGTCCTGCATTATCTACATAAAATGCTGTATTTGAATTATTAAATGTTCCAACACCTAAATATATTTTATTGGATGTAAGAGCAACACCACCAATAGTTCCGCTTGTAGCTGTTACTGATCCTGAAATACTAGCACCAGTAGCAGTCATTACACCTGCTGAAGATACAGTAAATGCACCTGAACCTATGTTTATGCTTCCTGCATCAATAGCTCCTAAATTAGAATTTATTGCAGATAAATCATTTACAACAATTTTATCTGCTCCAATAGTACCTGAAGTTATATTATCTGCATCTAAATTAGTAACTGTAATAACTGAAGCATCTATAGTTCCTGCTGAAATTTTATTTGCTGTTAAAGATTGTATTTTTGCACTAGTAACATTGCCATCTAATATTTTTGGAGTAGTAATAGCATCGTCTTTGATATCGATAGTTGTAGTAGGAGCATTACCAACAGTAAAAGTTAAGGTTGCTGGTGAAGATTCTGATCCTAGTGTATTAAGTGAAGTTACACTTGCAACATAATTAGCATCTACAGGAACAAATATTAAATCACAATTTGTTACATCAACAATTTTATTAACAACTTGATTACCAGCACTATCAACAACATTTACTCTATATTGATAATTTGGATAATCTGTAGGCTCATTCCATGCTAAAAAAGGTCTACCTGTAGAACTAGCATCTGTATCTGTAAAAGACAAACCTGTTGGAGCTGCAACTGCATAAGCAGAAGGTAAATCAGCGTGTTCCTCTAAAGGCTCTTGCGGTGGAACAGTCCATGTATAGACATCAAAGTATTCTATAAGACTTACTGCAACTAAACCATTTGGGTTTAGCTCTAAACCCTCTACCCTAAAAACCTTGCTTGAAAAACCCAACCCTGTATAACTTAAAGTAACAATATCATTTACATTTAATTTATACATTTCAGGCGTACCTAAAAACTGAACTGTTGTTTGATACCTGCTTCTTGTTAAAATAGCTTTTGCCATATTGTAAGCAATATAATGATCTGAAATGTATGGAAACTCTGCTTTTATTTCTAATACCTCATTGCCATCATCAGATGTGTAATCATTAGCATCTGTTGTTGCTGAATGTAAAACTGTTGCAGTATCTAATTCATAATCTTTTGAGCCATTAAAAAATTCAACTATAACCTTGTTAGCTTTTTTGTCTTTGTTGCCATAATCAACAGAGATACCTGCATCTTGTATTACATGATCGTCAGTTATAGTAAATGTAGATGAACCAGTATCTTCAATACTTAATTCATACTGACCATTTATGTAAAGCAATACTCCTCGCATATTAGCAAGTAATTCTTTTGCATTGTCCATAACATTTTTATTTGTATCTACATACCCGTTACAATGAAACCGCTTTACTTTTGCTAAAGATGTTCCTGTTTGAACAGAATAACTTGCTGGTAGAGTTCCGTTAAAATATATTCGTAATTGTATTGATCCACCATAAGCCCTATATCTTTGAATTGCGGTTATTTGTAAAGCATTAACGACAGTATTCCCGCTTGCATCAGTAAGTGTTAATACCTCACCTACCTTATTACTCCACCATCTAAGCGTGCCATTTGTTTGACTTGCTTGAACTGTTATAAAATTATTACCCGCAACACCACTCCAAGAAAAGGTTTTTGCTGATCCGTTGTAAAATGGATTGTCAACTAAAGTATCAGCAGTATTAGCAGCAGTAGAAAATGTGGTTGTATTGATTTTAGATTGTGGAATACCTTTACCATATTCATCATTTGTAATGTAATCTAAAAAGGTTAAAGCTGGATTGTCTGACCATGTATAGGTAGATACGTTGCCAAATGTTTGGCTATTATCTCTTGGATCAAATACTTTTTTGCCTTTTACTTGAACTGTAAGTTGTGGAACACCTGACCATATACCTTTTTTGTCATAACCATAATGTGCTGCTATGTAACAAATGCCATTAAGTTTATGTGCTGAAGTCCAGTTAGACATTGATGCAACTAACATAGGATCAGCGTTTTGTGAAGCTGCTCCATGATGTAGGTTCATAACGTATCTATATTTTGATGTTGGTGAAGTTCCAAAACCGCCAGCTCCCGCATTAATACCTGTTCCATTTTGTGAAACTGTATTAAGTGAACCATTACCTGAAGCAATTTTATCTGTTCCTATATATCCGCCATCTCTAAATCTAGCAGAATCAGTTAATGGCGTTCCATCTAGTTCTATTGTTTGTCCTAGTATCTCTTCACACTCACCTACTGCTAAAGCATAGACAACATACAAATCCCTAGAGTCATTAGAATTAACATCCATATAAACAATTTGTGAACCTACTCTTCTGCTTCCATAGATAAGCGGTATTTTGCCACCAGCACTTGTCTTGTTTAAAAGTATGTCTTGACCTTTTGCAAGCATTTGACGTGCCTGCATAAAACCTTTTACGCCAACTACAAGTGCTGTTACATTTAAAAAACCAGTAATACCTGCAATTACGTTACCTAATGTTCCTGTAGCACCAAATGTTGATCCAATACTTATAAAAAATTTTGCAACTGCACCCCAAAAACCCATTATTTACCCCACCTAACATCTTCTTTGACTTGCGTTGCAAATTCAAAACCTTTATCACCTGAACTATATGCTTGTTGCGATTCATCAGAGAAATGCCTACCTTTTGTTAAGTTCCAGTTAGCCCAATGCGAAGATACAATAATACTTAAAACACTATTATCTATATTTTCATTGATCGCTACATTTCTAATTTGGCCTGTAAAATAGTTTATAGCTCCAACTATTGCATCGTTAGCATCAAAGTATGCAAGGTACACCTCAACTGTTTTATCAGTAAAAGCCCCTGTTTGCACTAATGCTCTAACTTGATCTGTTACATTAGAAAAAGCTATGTTAATTTCATTAACCTCTAATTGACCTGTTTCAGTTATTGCATCAACTGTAAGAAAAGAACCGCCTGCTTCATAAGACTCAGAATCGTAAGTGACATCAGAATACCAGTCTGTTAATCGTATAGTACTAGATAATTGCAACTCTACTAAAAAAGCTGTCTTGGTTGCACTTGATGATACTTGCGTTTGTAAAGCAGTAGATAAACTTCTAGGCATTAGGTAATAACCTCTCTTACATCAAATGAAATACTGTATAAACCACTTGCATCCGTAGAATAAACAATTTCATTATTTTCTAAATAAACTGTAAATTGTGGTTTATTAACTGTTACTGCTTCATTATCTGCAAGAGTAGCTACTAAATTAGGACTAATTAAAACTGTTAATGCACCACCACTATCTGAATCTATATCTGATTGCACCATATACACCTTTGAATGATTTGCAAACTTTATAAGATCACCTGCTTTTAATGCACCTGTTTGATTTGCGGTAAATCCATCTAAAGCTATAGAAGCATCAGCTAATGAATGTGATCCATTTACTAATATGTCTGTTTCTGCTTTGCCTGCTCCTAAATTATCTAACGGAGCTGCAATAGTGAAATCTTCAAAAGCTCCTTTTTGTTTTTGTAAAAAAGCAAAGTAAGCCATAGCGTTTTCTTGCTTCATTGCTGGTAGCTGAACTGTAAATGAAAAGTATTGTGAACCTATTTGTCTGACCTGTTTTTTACCTGATAAAGTTTGATTGACTAATGTTGGTCTATTATCTTGAAATTGTAAGGTTCTAAAATTTACTGTTGTTGGTAGTTGACCTGACATTATACAACTCCCATTTTTCCTTGATTATTCATAGCATTATTAATAATGCTAGTTATTAATCCTTTTCTTGATGATAAGAGTTGATCGAAACCTGCCGCATCTACTGTAGAGATATTAAAATTTACTGTAGTACCCATTGCCTGACCTTTTGTATGATCTACAACAGTTTCGTTAGGATGTAATATTGCAGGAAAGCCACCACGCCCATCTATACCGCCTGCTCTAACACCGCTACCTGTAAAACCACCGCCCTCTAAACTTTCAGCAGCTTTTTGGAATATTTGTCCTACTTGACTATCACCAAATGTTCTAGCACCAAAGCCTAGTAATTTTTTTATAACAAAAACTCTTATTAATTCATTAATAATTGATTTAAGAACTTGTTGTGCTAAATTCTCAAAATTTAAAAACTCTTTGTTTGTAAAATCAAAAAAGGTTTTAAAAGATGATGTAAGCGTTCCTGCTATTGTGTTCATTGATTTAGCAGCATCATTAGCATCTTGAAATCTTTGTGCTGCTGCATTCTCAATTTTTTTTCTAGTAGCTTCTCTTTCTTCTAAAACTAATATTTCTTGTTTAATTAAATCTATCTCTGCTTGATGATTTTGTAAGCCATGTCTAGCTCTTTGTCTTTCTGTTGAGTCATTATATTTTTCTTGTTTTTCTGTTAATTTATCGAGTTCATTTTGTAATTCAGTTACAGTTTTTGGAACATCTATCAATCCTATAGAATCCATAAACATTAATACTGAATTAGCAGCACTTATAAACATATCTTGTAAAGGCTCTAGTATTTGCCTTCTAAGTATATTCATTGTGTCATTAAATCTTTCAGCTCTTCTTATGGTTTCTTCATCTAAAATACCTGTTGCTGATGCAGCTAATTCTTTCATAGCTTCAGCACCATCTTTACCCATAACAGCTAGTTTTACACCAGCTCTACCCATAAGGTCTGCTAAAATTGCATTTTTTTCAAACTGACTTCCAACATTATCAAGAGCTGTAAATAAATCTACAAAGACCTCCTCAGCCTTTTACTCTCT